TTATAGATCCCTACATACCTGATGATGGAATTCGCTTTCCAGATGGATGTTTTATGCAAGCGACATCAGGAGCAGTAGAAGGTCTATCGATATATTTCGACGGCTAGGAGTTTAAATGGCTACTATAACTTACACAGTAACCGTAGCATCGGGGACTAACAGGTATGGAACAGGTAACAAGTATTATCTAAACGGAACTGTTAGCCCTAATATAAACCTTGTAGAAGGTAATACCTACATATTTGATCAATCAGATTCTACAAACGAAACCCATAGACTAGGTTTTTCTACAACAGATAATGGAAGTTGGGGTGGTGGATCTGAGTATACCACAGGTGTAACTGTAACAGGAACTCCTGGAACAGATGGAAAAACTACAATAGTTGTTGCTGCTTTTGCACCAACGCTTTATTACTATTGTGTTAGTCACAGTGGTATGGGTGCTACAGCCTACACTTTATCTGGTGGTTTAACATCCGAGACTACAACTTTTGAAAAAACTTTTCCTGTAGATGATGTGGTTGAAGAGGCCTACGAAAGATTAGGTTATCAAAACGTAACTGGATATCATTTAAAATCTGCAAGAAAATCTTTAAATATTTTATTACAAGAATGGGGGAACAGAGGATTACACTATTGGGAAGTAGATGAAACCAACGTTGATTTAGTTCAAGGTCAATCTGATTACGATTTTTATAGATCAAGCGGTGATGGATCTAGTGCAACTACAGCTCCTACAAATAATCTTTATGGTTTATCAGATATATTAGAAGCACAATTAAGAAATAATAGAGGCCAGACAACACAATCTGATTCTCCAATGACAAAAGTAGATAGATCTACTTATGCCGGTTTTTCTAATAAGCTATCACAAGGAACACCGAATCAATATTGGGTAGAAAGATTTGTAGATAAAGTTAGATTACATATTTATCCGACTCCTGATTCCACAAACGCATCAAAAGAAATACATTTTTATTACACTAAAAGAATACAAGATGCAGGTAATTATGATGATGTGGTTAACGTTCCATACAGATTTGTGCCTTGCATGTGTGCAGGGTTAGCTTTTTATTTATCTCAAAAATATACACCAGAGAGATCTCAACAATTAAAATTATATTACGAAGATGAATTTCAAAGAGCACTACAGGAGGATGGGTCAGCTTCTAGTACTTATATTACACCTAAAGCTTATTACCCAGGATCATAATGGCAAAATACGCAACTGGTAAATACTCAAAAGCTATCTCTGATAGATCTGGATTAGAGTTTCCATATAGAGAAATGGTTAGAGAATGGAATGGATCTTTTGTTCATGTATCTGAATTTGAACCAAAGCAACCACAATTAGAACCAAAACCTATGAATGGCGATGCCATATCTCTACGTAATGTAAGACCTAGTAGACCAGCACCAGTGGTTACTAGAATGATACCTGAAAATGGTTTTGAAACATATGCGGCTGGATCTAGAATAATAAACGTTTCTTTTCCAGGACATGGATTAACAAGTGGAACTACACAAAGATTTAGAGGACCACCTCTTGCTATCACTGCTTCTGGAGGAACTTCTCAATTTGCAAACCCAGGAGATTTTGATGGGATATTAGGATCGAATATAGCTAAGGCAACAGGCTACACAATAACTACAGGTCTTTACAAGGATGATGCTGTAGATACAAGTGATTTTTCTGTTGCGAACTTTTTCCATTTTACAGTAGACACAAACACTGCTACAAAGGGTGGAGTATCAGGAGGAGGATTGGGCTGTTCAGTTGGTCCAATAACTATAGAACCATAATGGCATATACATTCGCAGATTTAAAAACAGATATTAGAAATTATACAGAAGTAGACAGTAACGTTTTGTCTGATTCTATTTTAACTTCTTTAGTCAAAAAAGCAGAAAATAAAGTTTACAGAGCTGTGGATACAGACGAAGAAAGAGAATATGCAACTTCTGTATTAGCCACAGGTAATAGATACGTAACGATACCTACAGATCTTAGAAATATTAGATATGTGCAATTAGCTGATAATTCTACGTCTCCAGCAAAGCAAGTTTATTTAGAAAAAAGAGACACATCTTTCATGGCAGAATATTATAATACACCTTCTGAATCCTCTGGTTTTCCTAAGTATTACGCTAACTGGGATGAGCAATTTTGGGTGGTGGCACCAACACCAGATCAGCAATACGCTATAACTTTAGCCTACGCTAAACAGCCTACTAGTATAACTACATCAGATTCTCAGACCACTGATTTAAGCAACAAATACGAAGATTTACTTTTGTATGCTTCTTTGGTAGAAGTATATGGGTACTTGAAAGGTCCTGCAGATATGTTAAATTTCTATCAGCAGTCTTATACACAAGCTTTAGAGTCTTATGCTTTAGAGCAACAAGGACTAAGAAGAAGGGACGAATACATGGATGGTGTTATTCGAGTTCCTATGAAAGCAAAACCACCATCACTATAAGGAGATAAAATATGGCAAACGTTGTACCAAATGCATTTAAAGGAGAGTTACTATCAGGAACGCATAATTTTGCTTCTGGTGGAGACGGCTTTAAATTAGCTTTATACACAGCAAATCCATACACAACTAGTAGCACAGCTTATTCATCTGGCGCTGGAAACGAAGTTTCTGGATCTGCACCTGGATACTCAACAGGCGGAAGTGCATTGACAAGTCAGGCGGTAGCTTCATCAACTGCAACTGCAAGTGTTGACTTTGCTAACTTAACTTTCTCAAGCGCAACTTTTTCTGCTGCGTTTGGAGCAATTTATAACGATGATAAATCTGATAAATTAGTTGTAATTTTGGATTTTGGTGGAACAAAGACAGCAACCAATGGTGACTTCACTATTGCGTTTCCTGATCCAAGTACACCATCAAATGCGATTATAAGTTTAACATCGTAATAGGAGAAGTATATGGCTTTTGTAATTAATGATCGAGTAAAAGAAACTAGCACAACAACTGGAACGGGCACGTTAAATCTTGCCGGTGCTCAAACTGGTTTTGAGACTTTTGTAGCTGGTATCGGAAACACTAACGTAACTTACTACGCTATCTTTAATCAAGGTACAGCAGAGTTTGAAGTTGGTATTGGAACGGTAACAGATGCATCACCAGACACACTATCAAGAACGAGTGTAATATCGTCATCTAATAGTGATTCACTAGTTGATTTTTCCGGTGGTACAAAAGACGTTTTCTGTACTTTACCTGCGAGTAAAGCAGTATTTTTAGATAACTCTGGCGAAGTGCAAAATGCAGCCAGTAAAGGATTTGCAACCGCAATGGCGATTGCATTATAGGAGGATAAATGGCACAAGATTTTGAAGGATCGGGAGCGCAGATAACAAACTCAGCAACGACTTTGTTAACAGCTAACTCTGACGATGCTGTTGTAGGAATTAGACTTGCCAATGTCTTAACAACTGCGGTGACTGTTGACGTCTTTATAGATGACAATGGTTCTGGAACTTTAAGATACATCGTTAAAGGTTTAGCTTTGCCCGCATCAAGTTCTGTAGAACTTGTGCAAGGTGGTTCTAAAATAGTCTTAAACAGTGGAGATGTATTGAAAGGTCAATCAAATACCGCATCAAGTGTGGACGTTTGGTTAAGCCGTGTAGATGCAATTAGTACATAAGGAGAATAAATGGCTGAAATAAATGAACAAGTTTATATAGGTGACAGAACGTCAGAGAATAGCATTCACCATCATGCAGCTACTTTTGATAGAGCTATGGTGATAGAAAGTGCTGTTTTAGCTGGACCTGTAACTTTTAAACAAACAGTAACAGTAACTGGAACATTGGTGGTAATATAATGAGTAAGATAGAAGTAAATACAATAGATGTACAATGTGGTTCAACTCTTACGGTTGGATCATCTGGTAAAACTGTATCACTAGCACCTGGCGCATCACAAACAGGTTTTGGTAGAACAGGGACTGTAGACTGGTGTACAACTGCAAAGACAAGTCCTTTTACAGCAGCCAATGGAGTAGGGTATTTTGTAAATACATCTTGTGGATCTGTAACTGTTACACTTCCATCAAGTCCTTCAGCAGGAGATATTTTAGCTATAGCAGATTTAAACGGAACTTTTGATACAAGTGCAGTTACACTATGTAGAAATAGTTCTAAAATAAAAGGTGAATGTTCAAATTTTTTATTAAAAGACGAAAGAATGTCAGCAACAATAATTTATTCTGGCGCAACTCAAGGATGGATTACTGTTAACACTGCAAATGAAACAGCACCAACATTAAAACCCCCAACATATAATGTTCAGTATTTAGTAGTAGCTGGTGGTGGTGGAGCTGGTGGAACAAACCATGGATCAGGTGGTGGAGCTGGTGGTTTTAGATTTGTTCCTTGTAAATCTTTTACCGTTAATTCAGGAACTGCAATTCCAATCACAGTAGGTGGTGGAGGCACTGGTAACTTTCCAGGAACTGGTTCTGCTGGTTCAAATTCAGTTTTTTCAACAATTACATCAACAGGTGGTGGTTTAGGTAAAAATTCAGGAGCCGGAAATCCAGGTGGTTCAGGATCAGGAGGTGGTGGAGAAGCACCAAGTACATCAGCAGGTGGATCAGGTAATACTCCTCCAGTGAGTCCAGCTCAAGGAACTGATGGTGGCACTGGTGCAGCAAGTCCTAGCACAGGATC